GCAAAGAGTCGAAGAGAGAGTAGAAGACCTAACCACGAAGGTTCAATCATTTATCCGTGGTAATATTGAAAAACTTAAAGAACAGGCAATCAAAGAACTTGAGCTTCAGAACGAAACGTTCCGCAATGCTCAGATGTTTGAAACTGTGCGTTCCATGTTCTCCTTAGAGAACACCAACCAGGATGAATTGAATGGCATGGAAGCTCTTGCTAGCTTGGGTGAGCAACAAGAAGAAAAGAATTTAGCTCTTCTTCGTCAGGTTGACAAACTCCTAAAGGAGAACGTTGGTCTGAAGCGCAAATCTAAGATTTCAAATGATAAAAACACAAAGCTAGAGGAAGCTCTTACAGAGGTCAAGACTCAGGTCATCGATCTTAAAGAATCCAATAGCGCAGAAAGGAAACTTTCTGATACGGCACTAGTCATCAGTGAAAACTTCGACGCGAAGGGTTCTGGTGAAGATTTAAATGAAAACGTCGCTGCCCACGGTAATGAGTGGATAAATCAAGGCGTGTTAGACAAGCTCAATAACAAGTAATAATTGAGAGGAAAAAGTATTATGACTGCAATAGACAGAAATCAATTACTAAAGCGTTGGGAACCACTCCTTGAAGGTATCACGGATGACCACATCGCGTATCAAACTGCTAGACTAATGGAAAACCAAGCTAAGGCTTTCCAAAACTCTTCGCTGAACGAAGAGGCTTTAGGTGCGGGTGCTACGACCACGGGTAAGATTGGAACTTTCCAAAAGTTTGCATTCCCGATGATTCGCCGCATGTATCCTGAATTAGTCTTCAACAAGATTGGTGCGACTCAAACCATGGACGGCCCGGTTTCACAAATCTTCTACATGGGTAACTCTCGTGCAATTGGTGGCGTTGAGCAAACGATGTACTCCAAGTTCCAAATCACGCCTCGCAACCTTGTTGCAGGTAGGATTGGTTCTGCGAGTGCTTCGCCCAATGTCGGGACGGGCCTTGAGGGTGTCTTTGACCCTGCGACCGGCGCAAGTGCGCTCACCTATGCTGGCAACTCGCTCGCAGCCGGTGGGCTTGTGGGCTCCAACCGCTTCGATCTTTCTAACGTTTTAAATTCAACGAATGGAATGCCGTCGAGCACGATGGGCGGGCAGCTTGCTTCCTATCCCAACGCTTCTTCGATCCTTGGTTACTCGGTTTCGGCAGGCGAAAGACTTCGTGGGACTGCAATTCCTGAAGTCAACATGCACATTCAAAAGCAGACTGTACAAGCTCGTGAGCGTAAGATGAGAGCCCTTTGGACTCTTGAAGCTGCTCAAGATCTCAAGGCATACCATAACCTTGACATGGAAGCTGAACTGACGGACCTCCTCTCCAAGGAAATGAACCTTGAGATTGACCGTGAACTCATTGAAGATATTCGTATGATCGCTTACGGCCCCGGTGCTCTCGGTGCGGCTGGCGGTTGGGATCTTGCTTCCCTTTATCAGGGTGGTGCAGATAACTTCCAAAGTATAGGTGGCAATGACACGAACAATACAGGAAATGGTGGTACCTTTGTTGCTGGCTCGTATGAGTATGACTTTGGCACGGCCCTCTCGGATGAAGAGGATTCGAACTCGCTATCGGGTATTTATCAGAGATACTCCAACATCTATTTTATGGATCTGAATAGATTTGCTAACAGCACAGCTACAAACTTTGCTCCGCAAACGCTGGGTCACATTTACTCGAATGTCCTGGCTCTGATTAACTTTGCGAGCACGGATATCTACCGCACGACCCTCCGAGGTCCGGGTAATGTCCTGATTACGTCTCCTGTCATCGCTTCGATGCTTGAGTCGGCTGCGAAGCTTGAAGGTGGTATCCCTGAGAAGGATGGTCCGACTAACATGCAGGGTGGTCAAGTTCAATACGTCGGCAAGTTCGCTGGCAAGTATGACCTGATTGTTGATCCTATGTTCCCCGAAGATGAGATCATCGTCGGCTACAAGGGTAGCAATGCAATGGATGCGGGCTTCTTCTACTGCCCTTACATTCCACTGCAACCGTTAGATACGGTTACGGATCCTGAGACCTTCCAACCGAGAAAGGGTATCCTGACTCGTTATGGTAAGGCTGCGGTTCAACCTGCATCGCGATTCTATCGTGTGATTCGATTGATTGGCACTGGTGCTGATTACCTCACGCCTGAGATCTTGCGTCAGAACCGTGTTGAGGGTACTGCGTTCGCTGGTCCGGGTAACTACACCCACAACGCGCTAGGTTAATAACCTAAGGGTTAACAACCTGTAGAGGAAGAAGGGTTCAGATTATATCTGAACCCTTTTTCTATTGCAAGGGTAAATATAACTGATATGGGTGATAAAATAGGCATACCAATGGTTAGATCCTATGGGTCTTCTTACGGTACTTACGGAGGTCCGCGTCTTAGTGATTATAAGTCACCAAAGGATACTGATCTAAATAATAAGGACGCTAAGGGGGTAAATGAGTTTAAGCCCTTTAATAGCACCATTAGAGACTGGGTTCTAGCCAAGTTAGGTCACCCAGTTATAGATGTTGAGCTTGATGACTTTCAAATCCAGATTTGTATTGATGAAGCTATTTCAAAATTAGAGTATCACGCTCCTGATTGGATGACTCAGTATGCTGTATTTGATACAAGTGCGGGGATTAACGTGTATGAGTTACCTCCTGAGGTCGCAGATAATCTAAATGATGTTTGGTATAGACGAGACTTCTTCAAATTCGGCGCATCCCCTGGTTCTCTTGAGTATGATTTTGCTATCATGTTTTTTACGAATACTGGCTTATTTAATAATTATAATGTTAGTCAGTATTTGCTCATGCAACAGTATTTGAAGCAGGTAAAAAATGTTCTAGGTCAGATGGCTACGTGGCAGTTGGTTAACAATAAGTATCTTCATATCTATCCTAAACCTGAAACCAATGACGAGTCTGTAATTCTTGAATTTAGAGCGTTCGATCCTACCACTATACACCATGCCTATAAATCCTGGGTCCAAAGGTTTACATTAGCCTTATCCAAAGAGATCTTAGGAGGTATTAGAGGAAAGTATGTCACTCTTCCGGGTCCAGGTGGGGGCACGAAACTTAATGGATCCGAGTTAACTTCAGAGGCTAGGGAGGATAAACAACTTCTTATAGAGGAATTACTGACGGAGATTGAGCAGCCACCCCTATTTGATATATTCTAGTGAAAGTTATGAGCAGATTTAAGGTAACTACACCCCCGTCAAACTTTCCTGGTGAAAGGGATACTTCGCTATCCCTCTATAAGAAGAAGAATGATAAAAACTTATTTAACCTTATAGATGCCGAGAATATTAAGCTATCTGGGTCACGTATAAAGCTGTATGAGTATATCCCATCTAACGATATCGATGACGTATACCAGGAGAGCAGGCAAAAGACCATTGCTCCTGAACCAGTAGTTTTATGGGCACACTATGAACCCCGTGCTATTGAGGAAAACCTAACTCAATTTGGGGTCGAGATGCAAATAGACCAAGTGTTTATCTTTAACAAAAGCTACACTGAGAGTCTTTTAGGGAGACCTATTTCTATTGGAGATGTTCTTGAGCCAGACTTTCAAGAGATGAAATTTGAAGTGTTTGAGGTTCAAGAGGACTCTTTTGAAGCTTATGGTGTTTACCATTTATTAGTCCATGCTAAACTCCTTCGCGATACTCAAGAAATCCACAATGAAGATACCTTCGACCGTCCTGATAATCTGGGAGGTAGGTATTAGTGGACATTAATTTAAACCTTCGTAATAAGGTGATGGAACTTTCAAGCCCTAAGCTTCTAGCCATATTGGATAATGTATACAGGGAGAGCCTGAGAAGTATGCTTTACTCCTTCGGTAACCTATATTACATTGACGGGAACGGGAACAGAATTAAAGTAAAGTCAACTCACGGCAACCCAGAGAGAATTGCAGGGAAGTTAAAAGCAGATAATACTTTAATACTCCCTATGATTACCATTGCAGAGACTAAGACGGAACCAGACCTTGACAGAGCACGCTATCAAAACATTATAATAGAGAAGGCTTGGGACCCCAACAAACTAAGAGCAACAAGGGTATTGAGCCTTCCTCCTAGACCTGTAAATATTTCTTACGAAATAAACATATGGGCTAAGTATAAGAGTGATATGGATATGCTTAGATCCAATATCTTCTCCATGTTCAATCCTGCTGTT